TATTTGGTGTATTGTGTTGTGATGCGATGTATTTGTCTGTAAGTTAATAACACAATAAAAAAGATTATGTTTTATTTTCAATTTAGATTTTCTTAGTTATTCATTCAATCCCATTTTATATGACTAACGTTTTCACAATACGATTTATACAAATCAACTTCTTCATTGGTTTCATCCAATATCTTAGACATTTTTTTTAGTTTTGTTTTAAGGTTTGTGTTTTTTGATTTTAAGGTTTCAACGCGAGATAGTAACTTTTCTATTAAGTCATATTGTTTTTTAATTAACTTTTGCTGTTCCTTTTCCTGAACGGTTGGTTTTCGTTGACTAATTGATTCCATGCGGTAATATAATAATAAATATGTTGTATTTAATATTATAAATCAATTTAATTAATAATTATTTATTCAATATTTACAATATCTAGTTTATTTTTCTTTTTTCTATCATAGTAACACTTTATACACATCAAACTTGTAACTATCGTGAAATGTCCGACAGAACTTAATAGTAAACTTATATCATTTATCAAATAAGCATATGCAAACCACAACACTTCACCAGAACTACCTATAAAAATAGATATATAAGATAAATCGGTTGCTGATTTTGTAACGATTACTTTATATATTTGTGGAACCCTCATCAATAATCCATAAATACTAGCAACCAACCCTAATATAAGTGTCGATTGTTCCATTGTATCTTATAATATATTTATCTAACAATAACTTCTTTTTGTATTTAAGATGTTTACTTAAATATAAAAATTATAACATTGTTACCTTTGAGTAGTAATAAAAAAAATCAATTTAGAATGGTTTATCAACTTTTGTTTGCCAAAAATATATTGGTTGGAGTGTAGTTGTTGTAATGCGGTATACCATGGTCAATACACCATCTTACACACTTTTTGATATTTTGATTTTTCATCAATTCCATCTTTTCCTTTGATTTGTCTTGGTAATGTATCATTTTAATGGTATTCATGATATTTTCAATTTGTTGTTGTGTAAAAATAGAGTTGATTTCGTTTAACTTGCTCAGATAATACGTGTTTAATTCAATATCCAAAATACTTGCGATTTCATATTTGTCAAAGTCCATATTGTCCAATACAAACAAAATATCATGAAAACGGTTGTAAATAGACGATGTATCGCTGAATTTAAAATACTTGCACACCAAATACTTTTCACTATTGGCATGACGACTTGTATTTGGTTTTACAATATATACCTTTTTATAAAAGCAATTCAACAAGTAAATCAACTGTGTAGTGCTTTTTAAAAATATGTCAAACAATTTTAAAATAAACACACCATTGTATTTCTGCATTACGATGGCATAAGCAACCTGTGTAAAAAGCAATCGAAACGCATTGTTTTCTTGTTTGTTGAAATCACTAGAAAAATCGAACCCTCCATCAGCAGTAATCACATTCATACTGTTTTTATACAATTGAGCCATGTGTTTGTAATTTTCCACATTATACAAATTACCATTTCCAGTTTTCCCCTTTTCAATAATAATGTTTTTATACGTTTTAAACAAGTGTTCACTTTTTCTCCATCCAGGTATACTATAATCATCGTCATTGGTTAATGTAATTCCATAATACGTGTCTAATGGATTGGAACGCATAAAAGCAGTTGCTTCTATAAACCCACCGGGACCTTCTGCCAAATGAAAACTTTTCAAACTATTGTAATTACTCAGTATATTGAAGTGTTTGTATATCTCCACAAGTTTAAAAAATGCACGAGAAACAGGTTTAATCTTAGAAATAGCATAATTCATATGAGGCAAATTACTATGAATAAATTCATACGGATTGGTGTATTTCTTCATCGTATCCCATTTTTTATAATTTTGGTCTATTAGTTCCTTTGAATTGTTTAAATATTTATGGATACTCTTGCTTAAATAAACGTCTGTTTCTTCATCAGAAACTTTAAATTTCAACTTTATATTTACTGACTTTAATATATGATTGCAATCCGGTAATAAATAATATAACATATTTGTATTCTATATTATTTATGTAACTAATTTTATATTGTTTTGGTTAGTGTTGTTTTTCCTTTTATTTTATACCAATCGTATCTTACGCTTCATCTTTACAACGTTTCGCTTCAATACCATCTTATTGTCTTTCATTTTTTGTATTCTTTCTTTGCTTTTATCAATCGTATCATTTGCTTTGTTTATTTGAATTTTAAAGACATTGTTGGCATCTACATTTCTAACCTTTTTAAAGATAAAGTAGTTGTTTAAGAACGACACCTTTTTCTCATTATCACTTATATTTAATGCTTCACCAATCTGTTTTTTGGGAATTTCCTTGTTTTCAACATCATTTCCCATCTTAGTATACAATCGCTGAAACGAATCCACACCAGTAAATACACCAAACTGTTTACACTCATCCGCGTCTATCGGAGCAAATCCATACATCTCCAACAACTCTTTAAAATAATCAAAATTCACCAAATACTCAGGAAATACTTTGTTAATGGATTCCTGATACACATCTATACGATATCCCACTCCATTTAAATCTGCTGGAAACTTTTCACGTTGATACATTTTCTTTATTTCCCAAACCTTTCTACCATTTTCTATGATATATTCACTTTCTTGATAATCTTTGTTTTTCAACATATTAAACACCTTAGCACCATCGTAACATGTTCCAATAAAGTATCCATTTACCTTACAGTTTTCCGATACGTTTCTAAGGTATTCGTTTAAGATTTCAACATTTTCAAAGAAGTAATGAGTTGAAAACATATTAGATACAACATCAAACCCTTCTCTACCAATACCATGATTTTCATAAACCATTTTCCCCAATACTTCCTTGTCTTTACTTCCTTTACCAATAACAGCATCCATAATTTGTTTTCCTTTGGGGTCTAATATACCATCTCCATTTCTTAAATTCCGCCCACTATCTGCATTGATAAACAAGCAAGTAGGTGCGTTTCTATGTTTGCTTTTAAACTTTAAATATCTGGCACAAGCACCATCTTTTCTGTTTTCTAAGTTCATTTTAGACAAGTCAAATCCCAACACAAACTCCAAGTTGGATTGATACCATTTCCACATATCTCCACCTCTACCAACCGACATATCAATTAAAGTATCTTTGTTTTTAGCAGCGCGTGTAATAAGCAATTGTTTTACATATTTGTTGTGAAAATCACGCAATGACCTAGTATTGGTTTCAGTAGTAGATTGTTTATAATAAACCTCACTATTTTCCAAATCAAACATCCCTGTTCCACTCATCATATCTTTGGTAATTGGATTATGAATAGATTTCCATACACCATTTGCCACATGGTATGCATTACCAAAGTTTTTATTTCCACTTCTGTAATCAGCAGTTTTATCGTGTCTTACACGAATAGGCACCCATTGCCAATACTTTTCATTGGTTTTCACATATTTAAATTCCACAATTGTTTTGTCTTCAAACGTTTCGGTTTTGTCTTCAATAAACATATTACCATCCAATAAAGGTATATTACACAAATGAACGTTGAAATTTGGACTAGGTTCAGTGGGGAAGAATGGTACTGGTTTGTATTGACGGTTATCGTATGTTATACTACCAGGAAAGTTACCATCAATAACATCTTGACATGGATTAATAAACCCGTGTTGGGATGGATTGAACCCTACACGCAACTCTACTGTTTTATATTGAAGCATTTGACTATTACTACTGACCATATCATTTCCTTCTTGAAACATGTGGTTTATTTTGTCTCTTCCTGTTTCTGTTTTTTTGGTGGTTACCAAGAAGTCAATGGTGTTGAATTGGGGTGGTTTCCATTTAAAACTATGTTTCCATGTCTTTTGATGTTCCAATACACCCAATTGACTACTTCCAACCGATTTGTCTATTGGTGTAAATATCAAACCATCGGTCTCATAGTCAAACATAGAACCATCTTCCATACCATCCAGCAATTCTTTGCATGAACGAAACAAACTAATTTCCTCGTTTTTGGCATTTCGATTAGAGTAAAATGTTTTTACTTTAATGTCCATAGTTGGTTTTTTATCTTTTATAATAGACAATACAGTCATACTTTTCACAAACTTGTTTAATACCTCCAATCTAGACAAACCAGTATTGTATTTTTTATCATCAAACTTTAAGTTATCGCGGTAAATAAGGGGATAATAACGATAATCTTCTCCTTTTTTAAAATATATGTCAAAACACATATACAAGTTTAAGTATTTTCCATGTTTGTCGTGAATGATATGCTCGCCATCCAATACACTGTTGTAATAAGCGTTGTCTTTGGTTAACAAACCAGTGTATTGTACATTCATATTGATGTCAATCATATAAATCTTTCCTTTTTGCCCCACATAAAGAAGTTTGCGGATACCATCTGCTTTGTCTGTAACCGTATAAGGGGAGTGGATGTTTGGAATCGCGAGGTCTTTTATATTTGGAGCAGCATTTTCCATTTCAAGAGTGATTGACGATGGACCAATAAAGTTTTTTCTGTTTTTCCTCATAAGATGACCTTTTTTATCATTGGCAAACAATTGTTCATTTGTGCTATTGGTGGTTAACTTTACAAAATTATATACAACAGCTTTTTGTTCCGTATAAGATATTGGAAAGTTGGTTTGTTGTAATCCAGAAAGCACTAATTTAATTGCTTTGTTTAATTCCTTTTTAAGGTCTAAATGCATCATTGATTTGGCTTCATCATTTATTAATTCTATTTCTATTTCATACGTTTCTAGATTGTTAAATAAGTTGGATTTTTGAACGGTGGATTCAGGAATATATTTACGACTTTGATAATCCCATTTTGAAGTTCTTAATACACTTAAATCAAATTTAAATGGTGTACCCTCTTTATTAAAAGTGAAACGTTTTATTAAACGAAATGTTTTTTTGTTATTGTTCCAATTGTTAAGCATATTTCTAACCAATGGATATTCACTTGCCAATCTATTTTCTGTTTTATAGTTTACACGAAATTCATACTCTTTGCTATCCAAAGAAGTTAAACGCTCTGAACCAGTGGATTCTTTTGTCTGTTTTTGAAGAAAAGATACATAGGGTTCTGGTATTTCTAAATTAAATGTGTTTTTTTTACAGTATTTTTTAATATTCATTAGCCCTTTTATTTCTGTTCTTATATTGGACATCCGAAGTCGGCCGGTGCGTTCATCTAAAAATTCATTTTGTATGTTTAAATGATATTGGCCATTGGGAGTTTCACAAGTATAGTTGTTTACTTTTAGTTTTTTAATAACATTGTCAAAATCAATGCGTGTGATTTTATTGGCATAATTGGTGCCAAATCGTAATTCAAATTCGTCAGTTGCTTGATTAGAAACCGTGTAGGTTCTTAAATATTCTGTAAATGATTTTGAGAAGTTATTTTTACTCATTAATATATATAAATTATATATAAATTTAATATTATTTCTATTATATTTATATTTATCAATTTTATTATCGTTAAAATATGGTATTGACTACAATAAATACCTACAAATTACTACAATAAATACCTACAAATTACATAATAAGTTGTTTAATTTTTTCATATAATTCGTTTTTGGTAAATGTCTTTTTCTCTGTTTTCATGATATTAATCTTTAACAAACCGCAAATCTCCTTAATTTCAGATGCTTTGTAACTACTGACGGAACGAAGAGGTTTTGTAATGGAATCAACTACCCATTTATCTTTTTTAAACTCATTCAACATTTCCTTTGTAATAGTATCTTTAACATACAATCCATACTTATTGTTGCGTTTATGAATCATTATAAAATCACTATTGAATTCATCTACGTATTCATAATACATATAATTGTCTGTATAAATAACATTGTATTTGTGTGCCAAACAAATAAAGGTAAACAATGCTAAGTCTATACCATCATCGTCCAATAGTTTTTCTTCTAAGTGTGTTCTATTTAATTTTAAAGATTTCAATAGTAGTTTATTGTTACGAATAATACTTACGTATTCAAATTTACGATTGGTTTCATAATTGTAAAGATTGTTTTTGTTTAATTCATACTCCTGCATTCCGTAATGATGAGACGCCCAACACCAAAACAATGTATCTTTACATTCAAGCGGTGGATAAAAATAATCTGATTTTTTCTTTGTTAGTTTAACTTCTTCACTTGGGTTGGTTTGTTTAGACGATTTTTGTTGCTCTACAAAGCAAATCGATTTTATAATATTTTTATTAGTAAGTGAATATTTATTAAGGTTCATTAATAAATCTTCTATATCATTAGTCGTTGGAGTATATAGTGATGTGGTTGGTTGAGATTGTCTCTTCGCGAAGTTACCCTTATTATGATAATTACCTTTATTAATAAAGTTACCATTGTTGCGGCGATTATTGTGACTGCTGTTTGTATTGTTAAAGTTTCGGTTATTGTATTGACGATAATTCATTATATAATTTATACTGCATAAATGCTTTTATGTTGTTTTGTTAAAATATTCTTTTTCAAATACTTCTTGTGTAGATTCGATAGAATGCAACATATTTTCTTGTTCATCAATGTATTGTAAATAAGTTTCTATTTGCTTTATTGTTTTTATAGGTAGTTTGTTTAAAGATAGAAATACACCATTGTTGTTTTCTGAAAAATTTATGTTATCATTTACTATTATTTCCAAAATCTTTTTATGATGAACTTGGTCTTTTTTCTCTATTGTTTTCTTAAGTTTCTTTAACTGTTCTGTTGTATATGGTTCATCGTTTTGTGAATTTACAGATGTTTCCGTTACACTCATACTAATCATTATAATTGTATATATCAAAAAATGTTTATATTTATTAAATTAATAATTTTTCTTTGTTGTTTTTCGTTTGTTTTTTTTAGTAGAAGACAATTCACCAATAATAGATATATGTTCATCGTTTAGTTTATATCGTATTCCAATAACCTTTGCTACAATAGTATCATTTTCCTTTATTTGGTTAAACTGTTCGTTTTTAATATTGTGTTCTCTGGCAATAAATAATACTATTGGGTTTTCTTCTTCTTTATAGTAAACCGCTCGAATACCTGCTCTAGTTACATTTTTCACAAGACATTTGATTTTCATGTTTTCAACTGGATGGCATATCAAACACTCAAACGATACATCAAATGATATTTTGTTTCCTTCAATCACACCTGAACTATGAGATACTATTCTTATTGAATTTGATTTAATGTATCCTTCTTTGCTACATTTTCCTTCAAAATCTTCTTTTAATCGAACCAGTATATGCTCTTTTAAATAATTATCTACATACTTAAAATCAACATAGACCTTTCTAACCAATATGGATTTTGTATAAATAGACCCTTTCTTGATATTTTTTGCAGATTTCATTATATAGTATCAATATAAATTTTTATATTTTTACTATAATAATATTATTAAATCAATTTTCTTACATCAAAAATAAAGTATTGCCTTCCTTGTCTTGCTTAAATTTATCTATTTTTGGTAGAAAGGCTACATCATATAAAAACCCTTCTAATACATTGTAATTATATTTTTCACCGTGTTTGTAAGTTAGATAATAAGAATAAAGTGTGATAGCAATACACATATCTTTTAAACTAACAATCTTTGAATTGATTTCTTTTTTATTGTCTTTGTCTTTAACAACATTTATCAATTCTGCTAATTTATTGGATATAACCTTTTTACTTTGTCCTACATTACATTGTTTTCCACTGCTGTTTGTTTTCTCTCCCAATTCCTTTATTTTACTTACAATTCTATCGCGAAATGTATCATAAAAATGAACGGTTTTTTCTTTACCATCCTTTAACAACCATTTGGATTTCCAATCCTTAACTTTAAACGTTTCTATTAGTTGTTTGGTAAACTTGGTTAATCGTTTTGTTTCTTCAATCCATGACGGTTGATTTAAACCAGATGATTGTTTTTGTTTAATAAAAAAGTTGTATTTTCTTTTTGTGTTTTTCTCGTTTGGTAATGCGATTGCTTTGTTGCCTTCTACTTCACCTATTTTGTATTTATCAAAGTATTTGTCTAATACTTGTTTTGTTTTTTTGTGTTGGATTTCACTATATTTCAACAAAACCCTTTTCTTAGAAAGGTATGGTAATTCTTCAATCATATGATGGATGGTGTATGTTGCTAGTAATTCAATCCCTATATCTGCATGTTTATTTATTTGTTTTATAACACTATTATACTTTTTAACTTGTAGTTTGTTGGGAGTGTTTACGCTTTTTTCCTCACCAATTAAGTATTTATAATTTAATACTATATTATCTAATATAGAAACGTCATTGCTTTTCTTTCTATATATTGCCTTTGGAATGTTTAACTTTATTTTGCTGTTTTCATATTCAACTGGTGTTTTTCTTTGAAGCAATGGTATATTTTTGTTGTATAATTCCATTGGTTGAAACAAGTAATATTCACCTATATTAACTAACTTACCAGGTCGTTCTAACATATCTTTTAAAAACTCGTTTTTATTATTGATTAAAATGTCCAAAGCAATGTAAATTTCTTCATCAGAATACTTTTTGTATTGGTTAATAAGCATAAACAGTTGTTTTTTATGATAAATGTAACCATTCGTAAATATAAACTTTATTTTCTTTAACAAAACATCTAAATTAAGAATGATAAAGTAGTCGTTATAAGTTGATGTATCTATTGTACTTTCTTTAAAACTAGGATCTTTGTTTAAATTACAAGTATAATTACATTTTCCTATTTCACAAGCAAAACTATAATCTTTTGACCTTACATCAAAATCTTTGATATTAATACCACTAGATAGTTCTATTTCAACCTTTTTGTCGTATTGAGTTAGTTGATTTTTATTTAACACACAATCCAACGCATTTTCCTTTAAAATTTGCGAGATTTCATTTATTTTCATTGATTTTTGCTCTGCCAAACGATACATGTATAAATCAATTGCTTCCATATTATTTTTATCATTTAACTGTGTTCCGTATAAAAATATTTCAACATTTCGCTCTTTAAATGGTAACATACAATGACTTAAATTTCTAACACCACGTCCAATGATTTGATTGGTTCGGTTTAAATTATACCATGGTTCCATTAAATGCATTTGTCTAATATTTTTGAAATCAAGACCTTCTGAACCTGCCTTAGAAATAATAACAACTTTTACCGATTCACCATACTTATTTTTAACATTGGTGGCTTCTTTTAATTCTTCTTTATTATTGGGAGAGATACTTGGGTCTCCTGTAATCATTGCGTATGACCCGAAAAATGTTTTATTGCGTTCATTTACAAATTTAAACCCATCTTTGGGTTGTTTTTTAAACATGTTTTTTCCAGTTGACCTTACTAATCCCAATTCCTCCAAAGCAAGTGCTATTGGAACACATCCACCTTCTATAAACTGAGAATAAATCATAACAACCCCTTTTGATTTTTTAACTTCAGTGATAATATTGTGTATTTTGCGACTGTATGTTTTGATTTTTTCTTCTGAGAATATTCTACCATAGTTTGAAATAGTGGAAGGTTTGTATTCATAATCGCGTTTATTATCGCTTCGTTTCATAAGACGCAACAAACCCTCTCTTCCATACATTTTTTCAATGGAACTTACATTTGTAGTAGTTTTGTCTTCTACCAATGTTTTGTTTGGATATACCATATTCAGTAACTGAAGAGGACCGTCTATAATAGTGTATTGAATACCTTTGTTTTTCTTTTTCAAGATTGGATTGTCTTTTTTTAAACGATTTATTAACATATTATATGCCTTTTCTTGCATGGTTCCAGATATGTTATTGATAAACAAATCTAGGTATTGAATAGGAATGTCTATTTTCAATCCATTGATTTGATTGGTAGGATAATTCCATGACTTGCTTTTGCTCAACAATCGCAACGATTCTTTACGTTTTGAAACTTCAGGCATGATATGAAAAGGAAACGTAAATGGATTGTTGCCTTTTACATAACTAAAATATCCAGTGCTTTTTTGTATCAATGTTTCTTTTCCTATTTCTCTCCCTTTTTTATTTACTTTTAAATCACCGTTTTTGTCAAATATGTCTTTTTCCTTCAACATATAACGTCCATCGTTTAAATTCATTAAATTCAGCAACCAAACAATTTCTCTGTGGTCATTATACATTGGAGTAGCAGTTAGCAATATCAACTTGGTATCTTTGGCATATTTTACTAAATTTAAAAAATGTTCGGATGTTCGCTTCATTTTGTCGCCGGTTCTAATATTATGAACCTCATCAATTACAATGACACGATTGGAGAATTCCTTTTCAATGATTTCTATTTTGTTTTTATCTTTTAACTCTTTATCGGAAAGGGAAATATTTGCCTTTTTAATAATACCAGTTATATAGTTGGAGAACTCTAAATACCCCATAAACTGATACCAATTCTTTATGATTTTGTTGATTTGTTTTACCACCTTTTCCCTTGATATATTTTTGGTAAACATTGGATTGACTTCTTCGATAAACTTATTTCCAGTACATGCTTTGATATTCCAATATCCATCAACAAGTTTCAACTTTCTTTCATCAAATAACTGTAGTTTATAGTTTTCTTGAACAACGGGACTAGCAATAACAATGATTTTTTTGGTATAACCCATTAGTTTCATATATTTTCTAGTTTCTTCTGTAATGGAAATAGAAGAACATGTTTTTCCAGTTCCCAACCCATGATACAATAACAAACTATTATATGGAGTTTCAAATGATAGAAAGTTTCGGACAAATTGCTGATGATTGGTTAGTTCGAAGTCTTTTACATTGCATAACTCATCTGATATTTTTGTGATATTTTTATAATCTTCTTTGGTATATCCCTTTATTTTTGTATTTTGAAATTCTTTTTTTAATGTTATTTTTCTATTGAAATCCGGAGACTCAATATGTGGATATAAATTTTGCTCCATATTAATATATATAAATATAAGATTAAACTATTGTTTAAACAAAAATATATTAATATAGATTTATGTGATTATATATTCAACATAATACATTTATTAAACCAAACCATACTCTTTTACTAATTTGTTAACCTTTGTAAGAATGTCTCTTAATTCATTATTATAAGGCCGTATATGTTTCAACGCTTTATCATACGTAAGCCATTTCATATTACTCACCTCTGTTTTTTGGAAATTTGCGGTATTGTCTATGTCTTTCATATAAGCTAAATAATACTTATGTTTGTATGTTTTGTAGTTAGAACCCATAAACGTTTCTTCGTATGGAATAATGTTTAATATCATATCTAATTTATTACTTGAAATACCAGTCTCTTCTTGAAACTCACGTTTACTGCACTCCACATCCGTTTCATGGTATTCACGTCTTCCTTTTGGAAACCCCCATTCTGGTTCTGTCCAACTGGTTGTGCTCATTTCAATCAACTCTTTTAAATTAAAATAATCTGTGTTGTGAATGTTTATTCCTTCCTTTATATGATTAAATTTGGACTTAGATACTTTGCCTTCTGTTGAATATTTACTATTGATAAAATCACCCCATAATTCATACCATAACTCATCAAATGTTTTGTTTAATATACTATTTTTCTCTTGTATAGTCATTTCATTAATTAAGTTAATTATATAAGACTTGTAATACATAGGATATTTACCACGCATAAATTCAACAAACCCTAACGTGTCTTTTCTACAAATCAATAGATATTCTAATGTGTTGTTTTTCTTTCGAAAACATATTATTCCAGAACTAGTAATTGGTTTTTTACACGACCTAAAGTGATGTCCGGATTTTCCGCAATTGGTACAAAATAAATTTTTAGTAGTATTCATCGTTTCTATATGTTTAAAACACGTTATTTTTATATCATTTCCTATATAAATGAGTTTAAATAAAGAAGTGTGGTTGCCTCGTGTAAAATTTTTTATGATGACTGTTGCTTTAAACTATCCCAAACACCCAAATGATGTAAGTAAAAAAAAGTATTATGATTTTATTCAAAATCTACCCCTTTTTATACCCATGAAACCATTTGGAAAGGAATTTATTACAACCATCGATAACTATCCTGTTACACCATATTTAGAATCACGATTGTCTTTTATGAAGTGGGTGCATTACATATTTAATAAAATACAAAAAGAACACAATATGGAAACCGAAACTTTTCAATTAAGTTTAGAAAAGTATTACGACCATTATAAACCAAACAAAGAGCAAGACAAAGACTACTATAATCTGAAACGAAAGGTTATTCAAACAGGTGTTGTATTAATGGTTATAGGCGCTGCTGCTTATTTATATAATAAATAATTTAAAAACATATTATGTTTAAAAGTATTAATTATGATTTGTAGTTTACTTGAAACAAAAGACGATATTTATTGTTGCTTAAAAAAATCAGGTACACTTGCTATTTTGCTAATTCCAATAATCGTATCTTTTATTATACTTGTTATTGCACTTGCTATGATATTAAGCGAATTTTATATATTGTATTTAAAAATGAATAGTTAAAGTATCCATATCAAAACATCACAATACCGAATAAAATATCAGTATGTATATAATGGGAATAGACAAATGGATTTTTATTATAACTGTTTTATTGATTTTTGATACATATCACGATGGTGAATACTCTAAGTGGTTTTTAACAAAGAAGAAATACTTTAAAATAGCAACCATTGGATTTGTTGGGTTAAGTTTGTATGTGTTTATTAAAAAGTATCCTGTATCTTCGCAAAAACTATTGTATCATGGTTCCAATATTGTAAGGTATTTACCTATCGACCCAAATACACGTGATATGATAACACCTATCTTTGATTTTACCAATTCCAATAAAATAATTGAAAATTTAACAAGTAGTCCACAGACCAAGAGAATGATGAATTCCGGATTTGGAAGCACAAAACGTAGTGTTAGTGAGACTAAAAAGAAATACGTAGCAGCACAACAAGGATGGAAATGTGGATATTGTGGTGAACAATTAGACGAAACCTTTGAAGTAGACCATAAAGTAGATTTACAATATGGTGGTTCAAATCATGTAAGTAATTTAGCAGCAGTATGTAGAAGATGTCACGCCAAAAAAGGAATGGCAAACCGTCTTTAAACTTTGTTTTATAGATGGTTGTTTTATAGATGGTTTTATAGATGGTTTTTTATAGATGGTTGTTTTATAGATGGTTGTTTTATAGATTATTTAATATAAATAATATATAAAATATAGTATATTATGTCTGAATCTAAAAAAGAAAGTAAAACAGATTATGAGTTAAATATCGAAAAAAAGCAAAAAGAACGAACTATTACAACGATTGTTCTTTCTAGTATTGGTACTGTTTTGGCAATCGTTCTTGCTTTAAATAATTCATTAAGAGAAAAAGTATTGGTATGGGGAAAATCAACGTTTAAATCATTGACTGAGTTTATTTCAAATTGGTGGGGATGGGTAAAAGGAGACATTAATGAAACAACCGATACCAATAACGTAATTAAACAATCTAAATTTCTTAATTTTTTAAATCAATATTTTCATTTCCGTGACAGCAACAATAAAAAACACCTTTTAAGTTCCATTATGTTTATATTTGGTTCAGGAATTGCTGTGGGATTGGCGATTGTGTTTTTCACAGCGATAAATTCTCCTTATACAAAGGGTAATATGATATGGGCTATTATTTTATCTTTGTTAGCAGCTATATTTGCCGGGTTTTTCTACATACGAGTTAAAAACAAAGAAGGTTTTTTTGATAACAATGCTTTTGGAGTGTGGTCGCAACTAGTAAATATCAAAAACATACTTTACAACAACCGACTTAAAATAGCAAGTATTGTAATGATTTTGTTGGGATTGACAATTGCTGCTGGAGTATCCCTTCAATCAGAACAATCTGCCATAATGAGTTTAAGTACATTAGGAGTAATTGCTGGTATTGTTGGTATGTTTGTGTTATACACTTTAATTGTAAACTCTTCTTTTTTTGAAAAAATAAGACGGTTTAAACCATTTTTGGTTTTGTTTAATTTGATTTTTATTATACCATGTATCATATCTATTGCATTAAGTTGGATATCAGAACAAGTTAAAAATACACCAAGTTTTGTATATACAGTATTGTTAGTTGAACTAATTATTATATTACTTTACTTTGTTATACCATCCGCAGACCGTAGGTTTTACTTTAGTTTAACCAATAAAAAAACCAATGCCGATGAGTTAAATGAAATAATGAAAATCAATCAACAGCGAAAAGAAGACTTAAAAACAAATATATTTAAAATCAAGAAAGCGTTCTTTAGAAAATCAAACAGTGAAAATGTTATTAATATGAATAAACAAGGAGTAGAAGACAATTGGATTGAATTGACATCCTTACTTGGAAACAAAGAGTTGTTGAAAACCCGTTTAATTGATTTGGAATTTTCCAGTGGTGAATTAGATACACACATTGAATACTTAAATAAATACAACGAAGAAATCAATAAAATGGAGCAAGAAATTGCTGGATTGAAAACGGAAATATCGCCAAATGAAGAGTTGGTTGAAACGGGGGACGAAGGAGAAGTTTCCAACGCACCAACTATGAAGGCAGTAAAAGATGCTATTGTATTACAAATGAAACCAGTATCATTAAAAACAAGCACAACACCTACGTCGGTTGATAAAATCAATATATTTACCAATATTGCTAATCAAACCAATTATTCATATGGTTTGTCGTTTTGGGTATTTATCCACCCACAATCCGGTAGTATCAAACAGTGTAACAATATTATTAACTTTGATGGACGCCCTCAGGTAATGTATTGTCCTACTTACAACAAAATACCTAATGGAGATGTAGTGAAATATAAAAATCCCAAAACCGGTAATATAGTGCGTACCAATGTGGTAAACTCTAAGGTGATTTCCAACGAGTATGTAAAATATACATTGAAAAACGCAATCACAGGAGAAAAATACAAAAACGTCCATCATTCTGAAATTAAATACAATTATCCTTACAGTGTATTAAAGTTTGTATTAGGTTCATCTAGTGAAAGTCAACAAGAATATACATTGCCTAACTTAAAAATGCAGAAATGGAACAACATTGTTATTAACTATGTCAATGGAACATATGATTTGTTTGTAAATGGTGAAATGGTGAATAGTTTCCAAAGTGGAATGGAAGAGTTTAAATTTAACGATGTAAGTATAGGTGAAGACGATGGGATAAGTGGTGGAATTGCTAACATTGTGTATTATAAAAACTATTTAACAAAAGATAAGATAATCGCAAATTACAATTCATTGAAAAAGAAAAGTCCACCAGTTATATCTAATTTATTAAAAGTATAAATAACCATATTATAATTTTCTAACTAATAATTATACTATGGACTTCAAAAGAATATTATTTGGAGCAGTTATTGTTATTATTTTATACATTTTTTTTACCTCTGTGTTTGCCGATAAAAGTAAAAATGATTTAGTAACCATGCACAACGGGATTAAAAATCAACTAGCAATTAACTCTGAAAAATTGTCAGTAAGTAAAAGCGCTGATTATACTTATGCTTTCTGGATTTACATCAACGATTACAACAAATTTTACGGTGATGAAAAGGTTGTTTTAAAACGAGCAGACAGTGCCATTAAAAACAAAGCAGGAGAAGAAATTGTATTTCCAAAAATAAGTTTAGGAGAAAATCAAAATGACATGCATTTTAAAGTGTCTATTGGAAACGATGGTTCAACCGCTGACGATATCACTGTAAATAACATTCCCTTACAGAAATGGAATCATATTATTATGACGAAGGCAGGGAATACGATTGATATTTACATGGATGGTAAATTAGTAAAAACCCATATATTAACTGGTATACCATACTCTGTTAAAGACGAAGATATAATTATTACGCCAAAACCAGGCGATTCCAATGATTATGGATTTGCTGGATATTTGTCGAAAGTTAATTATTACCCCAAAGCAATCAATACTCGTGAAGCATACCAAATTTACAAAGAAGGATATGGTTCTGGTATGCTAGGAGACTTCTTTAACCGCTTTAAACTTAAGTTTGCCTTTTTACAAGACAACCAAGAAAAAAGCAGTATTGTAATATAATGACCGAAACATCACAATCAAATATACACAACAAATATAATCAATTATACACAACAAATATAATCAATTATACACAACAAATATAATCAATTATACACAACAATAAAATATAAGAAATTTACATTTTAAATATGTTAATTTCTTATAATATTATATATAAATAAATTAATGTCATATGAAGCACCAGTAAATCCCATACAAAATATTGTAAATAATGTAAATCCTGTTGAGAAAGTACAAAATGTAGCAAAAAATACCGGAGAAGCAATAACATCTGCTGTAGGTAATTTAAAGCAAACCACCAGTGAGGTTTTTGATTCATTTAGGAACAATCGTTACGTTTCTGGAACTGCTGATTTTTTGGAGTCCAACTCAGCCATTGCCAAAATAGCATTTTTACTACTTATATTGATAGCATTTACTTTTGTATTACGATTAGCAACTAATCTTATGCAAAGTTATTTTGCTCCATCACCAAACCCTATCTTAATTAATGGGTTAAAACGTGGAAACCAACCAATTATTATTAACCAACATCCAAAGGATAGTGGTTCAGTAACTATATTGCGCTCTAAAAACGAATCCGGTGGTATTGAATTTACATGGAATACATGGTTGTTTATTGAAACAGTAGACGACACTTATCAGCACATATTTCATAAAGGTGATTCTGAATTGGACACTGATATGTCTAGTAAAATCAACAATGGTCCTGGTTTGTATATTAGAAAAAACCCCCAAAACAACGGTGCTGAATTAAGAGTTACTATGAGTTCGTTTGAAAATCCCAAAGCAGCCGATATTACAATTCCAAACATTCCACTTCAAAAATGGATTAATGTAACTATTCGTGTTAAACACAAAAACTTAGACGTATACGTTAATAACAATATTGTTCATAGACATATTTTTGAAGGTTCCCCACCAAAACAAAACTATGGTAATGTATATGTTGCCCAACAAAGTGGGTTTGATGGATTGATTTCAAATCTTCGCTATTTTAACCGCGCTATTACAGGGGTGGAAGTTGCGAATATTGTTAAGAAAGGAGCCAATCTTAAGGCTGCTGGAGGAGATTCCATGTCTATTAACCCACCATACCTTTCCATGAGATGGTATCTACCACAAGAATAATTTCATTAATATCAACATTATATGTGTTTATAGTATATACATATAATGAATCTAACATTTCGCTTTTTTGATAAAGAAACATGGAGTATTTATGGCGTCCATAAAACCTTTATAATTTTAATGTTGTTTATATTAACAAAAAGGCAACTAACTACTACAAACTTGATTTTAATGTCGTTACTTTCCATGATGGAAGGGGGATTAATTGAAAAGATTTTGTTTACTGGTTTTTTAGTATTAATGGTATCTCAACCCACCTTAGACTGGATTATAGAAGGAATATTGTTTGTTTTATCCATTGTTTTAATACATTTTATGCCCCAAGACAATAAAATTCAACATATGTTTGAAACAAACAATATACTTTTATGGGTTATGCGTATTTCTTCTTTTCTTTGGATGAGTTATATTACATTTAAAATAATAAAACCATTTAGTAAGTTAATTCTATAAATATCATAGATGTCCATCAATAGTATGTTTGTAAAAGAAACGTTTAATAATAAAGAAGCAATTCATCGGTTAGAAACAAAAATAGATAAATTAAGTAAACACTTAGAAAAGTTAGATAACAAACTTGATTTAATTATAGAAACTTTAAATGTAGATGTTAAGGAAAAATGTGATAAGATGGGAGAACATATAGATTTTATTGAAAATGTATATGATAACGTTAAAAATCCATTGGGATATTTGTGTAATAAATTAAATAGTTTTACTGGTGAAACTCAATACTCACTTGAAGATTTTGAAAGTGATGATGAAGATGATTATGAAGATTATGTAGATAGAAGAGAACTTGATGATAAAAGTGATAGCAGAGGCGATGACTATACAGATATTGGTAAATCAGTAGAGGTTTAGTTTGTTTAGTTTGTTTAGTTTGTTTATTGTATTTATCATCAACTATCTTAGGTAAGGATTGATACACAATTGCATGGATGGAAACACTTTATTGGATTCACATACATCTTCTTTGCCTATTTCTACACACCTACGATTTCCATTTTCACTACCTATGTAACAGTAAGCATTTTTATTGTTTTTCACCATATCTCCACTGGAAGCATCAACTGTTCTACTACCACTTACTGGTATATTTTTTTCTGGTTGATTTAATCGTCTTCTTATCTGTGTTTCTGGTATATTAATCAATTGTGAAGCGCTTCCTTCAGCAACATCCAATGCGATTTTACCACCAGTTGCGGTAGTTGCCAACGTTTTTTTGGTTCCTTCTGCTCCTCTTAAAAGAGATACACCTAAATATTTTCCAAATATATCAGTTCCTTCTGATAAGTAAGTAAATATATTTAAACCCATTAACGCCATAAACAAAACCGCAAAAACAATCTTTATGTAAAACCATGCACCTTTTCCTCCTACTACTTCAGAAGTCACTACATTTGCTGATGGGGATAAAGATGGTGTGATAACATCACTAATATTATTATTTTCCATATACAAATAGGTCATATAAAATAAATAGTTTGTATAACAAATATAGTTTTGTATAACAAATATAGTATTCTTTATAGTATATTTGTTATGAATTAATTAGGTTGATAAATAACATGTTTAGGTTAACTTAGGTTAACTTAGTTTAGCATCCACATTTATCATCTGCGCGATTAATAATTAGACGCATGGTGTATGGACTTTTACCAACACGGGTTGGTACACCAGATTTCATGTTACCACCAGTGGTTCCATCATCTGCACGTTTAGCAATGTAATATCTTGGTCTGTATGAAGGCATTATATACTAAATAAATATTTTTTTTTATGAACGCGGGATTAAATTGGTTAAACTATTCATTTTCTCCAAACGTTCAATTGTTTTTTCTAAATTACCAGAGTTATAACTATTGTTAAATAAATAATCCGTTTTGGGTCTTATTTCATTTACCTTAATTTGCTTGTATATAACATTAATCTTTTTCTTAATTTGTTCTATTAATTCGGGGTTTTGAATTATTTTTACAGAATTGTCTACGTATTCCGTCAATAAAGCAATACTGTAAAACATTAGATATTTCCGTTTCCGTTTTGTTCCAGAAGAGTATTTAAGACAAAATAAGTTGTTAATAGATGTTATTATCTTATACATGCCTTTACTTTTCTTTTTCGCTGTTTTTAAAATCAAATCCCATATAATCCAAACGATATCTTTTTGGAATGGATTGGCAACACTATATGCTCTTCTAGCACCATAAAATACTAATTTGTTTTCTCGTTTCGACAATGCTTCAAATCCTAATATCCACTCTATCCAATAAATACATTTGGTCATATTCTTAACATTACTACTTATATTGTATGCTAACTCATTAACAGCAATAAACAACTCTTTTGGGTCATCTTTATGAACACTGTCTTGACCGTATTCTAAACTGTCTGCTTCTAACTTATATGATATTCGTAGTATATTGTATTCTTCCACTGGTATTTTGGGAACATCAAACGAGTTTTTCTTTCTAGACAAACACATCACGCACATTACTTCAGCAAACATTTCCCTTATTTTTTGGTTGTTACGCATCTTTATTTCATTGTCTATGTAACCGTTATTTAGCATATCTTTAAAAAAGGAAAGTCTTAATTCTAAATAAATGGAAATTTTAGGATTTCCAATGTGAATGTGTTTGCCTATTAAAAGTAAAATTATTTCCCACAAATCAATAAAATGTCCACTACAAATAAACTCGGCGCTCCAATAACATGCTTCTTCTAACTTGTTATACAAAATAGCGTTTATCAACTGTCTTTTTACGTCGCTTTTTTTAAACTGTGAAAATGTTATTCCAGAGAACTCTTTTTGCATTCTTTTATCGTTAATATCATTTTCATTCATTAATAATTACATTTCACATAAAAAAAATACCAATAATACATATATGGCTAACTCATTTATTAAATTTTTCAATAAATTATTTAAATCATTAAGGAAACTTCCTAAACTATTTACTAAATTACCTTTGATACAAAAACTTCTTATTTTACTTATAATTGCCTTTGTAATTACTTCGTATATGTTTAATAAAAAGGAGGGTTTTGAACAATCAAGTCAGTTTATTGTTAAAAAAGGCAATGACGTGTATGATGATTTTTATTGTTCTATTTATGATGATTTGGTATACGATGACCTTAAAAATGATTATGAAGTAGTTCATTTAAAACGAACTGGTAAAATAGATGAAACGTCAAGTGTAATTGATTTGGGTTGCGGTCGAGGTCATCATGTAAATTACTATAATAAAGCAGGTATTCAAGCAACTGGTTTGGATATTTCTCCTAGCATGATAAAGTTGGCAAAGCAAGAATACCCTGAATGTGATTTTAAGGTAGGAGATATGTTGGATTCTTCTAATTTTCAATATGGAACAGCAAGTCATATTATTTGCTTGTATTTTACCATTTATAGTGTAGAAGATAAGGTAAAATTCTTTAAAAACTGTTTTGATTGGTTAAAACCAGGTGGTAAATTGGTTATTCATTTGGTAAACAGAGACAAGTTTGACCCCATATTAAATGCTGCCAATCCACTTTCACTTGTAAGTGCTCAAAAATATGCGGAATCGCGTCTTACTAAGTCTGTTGTTAAGTTTAAAGACTTTTTATACAAAGCGTCGTTTGTTCCAGACAATGAAAACGATAAGGCTTACTTTTATGAGACATTTAAAGACGATGCTACTAAAAACACTAGAAAAAATGAACACATGCTTTATATGGAGTCACAACGTGATATATTAACTAAAGCAAAAAGCACAGGGTTTATCATGCAGTCTAAAATAGATATGGTAAATTGTCAATATGAATACCAATACTTGTATTTTCTCCAGAAACCAGAGTAAGATGAAATAATTAAACAATGAAATAATGAAATAATTAAATAAAACAAATATTATTCGTCTTTTCTTTAAAAATTTATTGATTACTAACATATAATGAATAAATTTATGATGCTAAAATATATGACATTAGGAGTTATTGTTTTTTACGTGTTGTTTATTATTTATTTTAAATTATCTTACCCATTTTGGTCAAAACAACCTATTTTCTACTATCATGATGTCAAAAACTTGATATATCCCAAAGGAATAATTGAAACATCTCTCCCTAATTTGTCTCGTAAAATAAATAAATCAGTTGATTATAAAAATGCTAGAACTTTAACAAGTCAAGAAATATCAAATCTTACACAATTCTTGGAAAACAATTATATGACAGAACATCATGAAAAGTATATACCTACCAATAATGATGTGATGGACCATTTGTTATGTAGAAACATGCCTTCTAATGTGTCGTTGTATTACGATAATTTATACGGTGAATTGATAGGCAGTATGACTTCTGCTTACAAAACATTTATAAAAACAAACGTTGAATTACAAGTTGGTTATGTTGATAATTTATGTGTTGATAAAAACCATAGAGGTAAAAATATTGCTGGACAATTAATAGAAAACCATTATATAAGGGAGAGATACCAACATAAAACAGCCGTATATATGTTTAAACAAGAAGGTATTTCAAGACCATTTGTTCCTTTAACAATATACAATACTTATTTTTACAAACTTGATTTGTTTCATAAAATTATAACAACACAAAACTATTTAAGTTGCGTTCAAGTTACAAACGCAACATCTTATTTGTTGTATGATTTACAAACCAAGTTAAATAAAAGTATTAAAAATGACATCAAAAAAGACGTCAAAAATAAACTGTTATTTCAATGTGTTATTATGGATGGTCTTGAACACTTAATGTATTTAATTAAAAAGCAACACTTGTATGTATTTTGTTTAATTGAAGACAAAACACCATTGGCATTTTACTTTTTTAAAAACACATACACCACATACAATGGAGACAAATCGATTGAATGTTTTTGTTGTATTAAATATAATCCTAAACTTGAAGCAAACAAGTTTATATTAGGGTTTTATTTAGCAATTGATTGTTTAAAAACAATTGATAAATATAAGATTTTACTATTGGAAAATATATCCGACACACATTATTTGATACAAAACATAAAACAATCACCATACCATTCATCTAAATACTATTACTACATGTATAATTATGCTATGAAACCTGTTTCAGCAAAGAATATTGTTATTTTATAAACCGTATTGTAAACAGTGTTATATACCACATTATCGTGTATATTTACCTGCCTTTGCAAAACTATCCACTACAAAAATAACAAAAACTCCTAAAAACATATACAAAATTAGTTCCTCGGTGACATTGTTTGTTTTTTCGTCTTTGTTTTCTTCAAGCAAGTGTATCATATAGTTAAGCTTCTTCATCAAGTCATCTTTAGACCCATGAATGTTTGGAACATTTGTAGTATTTTCATAATATGGGATATAGTTGTTGTAATATTGCTTGATTTTTTCATCTGAAACATTAATATTATTAAATGCTTCTGGTGAAACAGCAGCATCTACACTTTCTTCTTGTTTTTCATTTGGGAGAGATGTTAATTCAGGGTTAGGAGGAGGGTTAAAATCTGCTAAACTATCGTCCTCTTCATCTTCTTCTTCGTTTTTATAACCACTAGTCATTGAATTTAGGAATTCCATTGCTTTTTTACTTGGTTTTGCTTTCTTTTTAATGGTTTTATTTTTCCTTTTTCGTTGTTGTGGTTCCATATTTTCATTATTAGACATAAATTCAGAAAATCCTAATTGACTTGCCATACTTATAAAAAAAGAAGATTATTTTTTATTTGTTTTTATTTATATATAATGAAAAAATATGCAAATATAGTTTTACTATCCATATTGGCCGCTTTGTTCTACAAAACCCCTGATTTTTTTATCGATAGTGTATCAGCACCTATGGGAAAACTATCTTGGATGATTGTTATTTTTGTAGTATATCAAATGTTAGATAAAGTAAGTGCTGTTATTTTAGCAATAATCATGATTACACTTCTTCATCAAACCACCACAGAAGGGTTTGAAGGAAAAAAAGAAGAAGATGAAGAAACAGACAAGACTAAAGAAGAGGAATTGGCTGAAATGGAAGAAAAAGAATTAAAAGAAACAAAGGCATCCAACGATAAAAAGAAATCTAAAAAAGTTTCAAAAACAAAAAAGGGAGAGAAAGATATGGAATCAGTAGAAATGGAAGAAGAAGAAGAAGAACCTGAAGCAGGTAAGGAAGGATTTGAACTGGTTAAAAAATCAAAGAAAGAGTGTGAAACTTATGATAAAGAAGGATTTACTGGTTTTACTGATTTGTTGAAAAAGTTTAAAATACCAGTAACTACTACCAATACAACTGATTTAGACAGAGAACTAAAGGTATCTTCTGAACGTTCTACTATTGATTCAAGTAAAGAATTAATGTAACTTTAATAAATCCCTAAATAAACATTTTATCAACTATAAAACATTTTATCAACTATAAAACATTTTATCAAACTATATTAAACAAAGATGATTACAAAAATAAAGGAAAATTTAGCATCCCTTAACAATAGCAAGTTTTTTGCTGGTTTAGTAATGATTATGCTTAACATTGGTTCTAAATACATTACTATTGAATTAAGTAAAACTCAAGAAGAATACCTTAAAAACCATATTGCAAGACAAATATTAATATTTTCTATTTCATGGATGGGAACACGTGATATTTTAATGTCTCTTGCTCTTACCGCCATTTTTGTTGTAATGACTGAGTTTCTATTTAATGAAAACAGTCAGTTTTGTATTATACCAGTAGAGTATAGAAAATACAAAGATGTATTGGATTTAAATGGAGATGGGGTTGTAACTCCAGATGAAATAAAAAAAGCAGAAGAGTTACTTAAAAAGGCAAAGCAACAACAGACTAATACTGCTATGTTGAAAACATTAAATCAGTTTAAAACTCTTGTATAATAGTGAAATATAGTGAAATGAAGTGAAGTTGATGTGAATATGGTTAAAATAAACATCTCTCCCTTTTTGATTTTTAATAAAATTTGTGAGAAGGATTAAATTATATTTTAGTTAAATTATCTAACTAAAATATAACTATGAGTAAATCAGATATACTAAAAAAAGATAATGTTATAACGTTAATAGACACAACGGATAATGAAAAAATAAGTGGTATAGTCTTGAATCGCATTCAAAAAATCAATAAAGAAAGAATCAATGACAAAGATGCAATTGACCATGAGTTTGAAAAGCGTTTGTTTATTAGCAACCCAACATTATCGTATAGCGACTTGACAGACAAGCGTTTTAAGAAAATAGTAGAAAATAACGTTAAGCGTGTATTGGTATATAATATTGAAGAAGAAGGAGCAGAAGAAAACTTTCCAGAATACGATGACACGACTACACAAATCACCATATCACCCAAAAATAACATTGATAATAACACCATTATACCATATAAAACATTTGTTCAACAAACTTATGGCAATCCAAAAACAACTTACTGGTATAAAGGAACTATAACAGACAATGATGGTAAAAACGTATTTAGTATTAAGTTTGATGATGGAGAAGAGATTAATGAAATATCACCAGAATACATCAGAAAGTTAGATGAAGTTTATGACACAATTACTGTGAATATACTAACAAACAAAGGGTTAAAAACATTAAGAAATTTGTCTCGCGATAAAACCAAAAACATACAAGCACAGATAGACAGTGATACTGTATATACTATTTTGGAATCTAGTGATGTAGAAGAAATCACCAAAATGAGAAAATTAAAGGAAAAATACGACAAAGTATCCAAAAAACAAACAAAAAAAACACGATACAACCTAAAATGGTTTTACAAAACAAACTACTCTGGTTCTCGTTATTTCCCTCTTAAAATATCCAATGTAGAAATGCTTTCCGAAGCAGACAAATATGCACAAATAGACAAATACACTGAATTAAAAGAAGGAGATATTGTAAAATACAATGACCCTAGTCACCGTAACCATGATTTACTTGCTAAAATAACTGGTATTCGTGAAGACCCTTTAAACAAACGTAATTATTATGATAGAAAAAAATACATTTATAACATCAAGTTTGAACCATTTGAAACATACGTAGAACCAACCGAATTACAAGAATACCAAGAAAAATATGAAAATATAGTAACAACTATACCAAATGTTAAACCAGAGAAATTACTTAAGTTTAAATATGTGGAAAAAGAACACTATGATAAAGATGTCACAACATTAATCAAAAACAAACCATTACTTGAGAATTTCAACAATGTTATTACAGAAAACACACTGCAACGGTTAAGAAAAAACACCAAATTCAACTTGGATTTTATTTTGGCAAAATATCAACCAGAGTCTGGTGTAAAAGACTTAAACCGATTGATAAAACCAAACAACAAATCAACCTATACGATTTCACATTCCCCTTCTATTAAAAAAAGACCATCTGGACTATTCTTTGATATGAAGATTAAAGAAATAGATGGCAAGAAAAAAGTAGTAGATATTGATATTTACGTAGACTTAACATTGTTTCAAGCAAAACAGATTAGTGAAGAAGAGTGGAACAAAAAACCATTGGTTGGTAAATTAGGTTCTATTCTAGGAGAACAAATTAAAAACAGTTATGCTGGTGTATTGAATTGTCCTGGTCGTTTTGATAAATTAAAATCAATATTTCTTACCAAAGGTTGGTTTATAGACCCTGAAATAGCAGAAACAAACCTAATTAAAAAATCGTTTAACCAAACCTCTAAAAAGATAAAAGCACTTAAAAATCAAATATACGATATGGAAGATGAAAAAGACGAAATTATCAATGAGATAAAAGAAACACGAAAAATGGAACCAATAGATGAAGATTTAATAGTAGATAATCAAATAAGGTTGGGGGAAAAAGAAGAAGAAATAAAAAATGCAAATCGCCAACTTGTTGAATTAGAGGCTATATTAAAGCAAAAAGGAGGTAGAAAAACGAAGCGTAATAAGTTGAAACATAGAGGAATTCACAGTAAATCAAAAACAGCAAAACGACGTCAACATACGAAACATCGCAAAACAAAAAAGAAGCACAGTAACTAACCTAACTATAACTGAATTATAATCATTATATTTTAACATATAATCATTATATTTAACATATAATCATTATAATTAAATGGAGTCACAATACGTTTCTGTTTCTGTTTTTTGAACTACATCATTACCACTGACATCCAGTAAATTCTCTAATTGTTTTACTCTATCTTCTAACATTTTTATATGTTCTTCATCGTGCCTCACTTTATTGTCTAAATTATTAATATTGATACCGTAATACCAATTATACACAAATGAAACACTATTTACCGTTAATTTGGTAGCATGATAAGCAACATCTACCGCTTCATATAATAAAAATCCTAAAACCATTTGTTTGTTTGTATGTTTGTATGTTTTATATTGTATAAAATATATTTATATTTATAATTATATTTTGTAATGTAATGTAATGTATTGTAATGTAATGTAATGTAATGTATTGTTGATTTATTTATTATTAATTTAAATACCCAAATTAACTACATTGCGGTTTGACTTTTTACGCTTGCTTTTTACCATCTTGTTTTTCTTTGAAGACAAATCAGTGGATTGGATTTCCTCCAACTCTTGTAAACTAATCGTACTTCCTTCCTTTTTATCTTCATTGATATTAATGGTCTTTGTCTTTAATCCAGCAAGAATATCTCTTAAATCACCTGGTCCTTTCATTTCCGCACGGGCACTACCAAAACTAGAATCCATGTTCTCAGCATCATTAAAGTCTGGATTTCCTCCTCTGGCAACATCAATATCTGGTCTAGAAATAGTTACTTTTTTGTTTTGCCTAGGAGGATTACGTTTCATTTCTTGAGTAGGACCGGGTGGAGAACCACGAGGTGCCATTACCGGTGGAGGAGGCATACTACTATTGTTTCCTCCTCTAGCAAAATCAGACATAAAGTTTCCAAATCCAGGATTACTTTCCCCCATGGTATTTACTGCTGCCTGTGTAAATTGTTGCATCAATTCTGGATTTTGTCTCATAATATCATCCATTCCAGGCATAGATGACTTAAACATCGTATTTGTCATATGAAGCATCAATCCACTTCCTCCCAACATAAACAACAATTTCAATTCTGGCGCAACCTTTGTTTTACCACCATACTTTTGATGCAATTCACCAAACACTTCATCGTATTCGTCCATGTTTTCATTGACTGCTTCAGACCAACCATCCAACTTTAAATCAAATGGGTCAAACTTGTTGTTTAAAAACTCAATACCAGATACAAATGCCATAAGCATCTTTGCTTGAAACTTTTTACTATTGTCTTTTTCTCGTTCCGACTTAATCATCTCATATTCCCCCTTCATTTCATCTAAACTACTTTCCATAGAATACTTTTTACTCAATGTAATACCCTTTTTCTCCATTGCTTCCAACTTTCGCAAATAACTAAACTTTTCCTTTAACAACTCCTTTCCACTCAACTTTGGCCTTTCTGGAACCTTTATTTCAGGATTAACTGGAATATCCGTAAAACTTTTAAAACCATCTCTGGATTGGGTTTTTCCTAAATTTCCCATTAACGAAGGGGCACTTCCTATTGAACCACCAATATCATCCATTGGAGGTGATTCTATATTTAATTGAATAGGTGCATCATCGGATAAATTTGAAGCAGCATTCAATAAAAAATCCCCTCTACTTAGATTACCACTTGTTTTTGGTGATTCACCAATATCAATATCTTCCAAATCATTAATTTCCGACAGTTTTATGTCTGATTTTGGCTCACTCGACTTATTTTGCTTACTAGGATTCATAAGCATTTCTGCCCCTGGTCCAAAATTAACGGATTTTTTTCCTCCATCACCAATTGGTTCAACAGTTGGACCAGGCATAACTTCTTCTGATAATTTCAGTTCAATACTCATACTTATGTTTTAAATAGAACTTTTAATTTTAAGTAATCCGCACTATTATTTAATTATTTATTTAATTAATCATTCAATTATTATTTAAAATATTCATTATAAATAATTATTCGATAGTAATAGAAGATGGTTTCAAATTAGAAATAAACCACTTACCTTGTAAATAACAATCTGCCAAATCATCTTTTTTGTTGTGTTTGTTAAAATGTTCAAACCATGATGATATTTCAGTATGTGTGTTTAAATCACCCAACGTATATTTTATACTTGCTTTTTTCCGTTCACTATAACACGTTTTCTTTCCACTCCCTATCATCTGATTTAATTTATTTGAAGCATTAATCATTTCAATATCAGTAATACCTTGTTCAATGAAATGTTGCGTAATCATACCTTGTAAAGTTTTCATTCGTAATGCCAATGGACCTATTTGATTTTCAATAATTACTTTGTCTACCTCTTCATAGTTAAATATATCTGTAAACTTTTCCTTTAAAGCAATACCATAATCTACTAAACTAATGGAACTGGTTTTTTTTATAACAACTGGCATTAAATAATTGTTAATTAACTCTTTTTTAATGCTGTCCAATAAAACGGACTTGGTGTGTTTTTTAATAGAAGGGTCCACTGAAATATTGTATTTTTTTACATACTGTTTTAATTCAGACACCAATCGCTTGTCTATTTTCTTTATATTTAATTCATCATTAGGTATCTTATGATTGCTTTGTTTTGCATGTGTTTTACAATAGTAAATAGCGTTTTTAAAATATTTCGCTTTTTTATTACACTCCTTTTTATTTTTTGTTAAACACTTACATATATACTTATCTGAATCGGTTAAATTAATAACGTTCCAATCCAATACCGTATAATTAATTTTATTGATTGAATAAGGAACTTCTGTATTAACTTCCATTAAACAATATGCTAAATTTTTCATACCAACATCAATACTTATAAACTTCATTGTATTAAGTAGTATTATTTATTATTTATTATTATAATCTATTGTTTTAAAATCATAATAATACTAATTAATTATTTAATTGCCTAAATTTATTTACCAGCACGTTGTTTTAATAACTCTTCTTGTGTAACAAATGGAGCAGTCATTTTGCTTTCCAATTGTTTTCTGGACAAATACAAATTTTTAAGGTCGGATTTTTCATATCCAAAAGGAGTAGTCGTATCTGTAAAACTTTTAAACAAATATTTACCATGTGCTACAACATCTGAAAAATGCTTAACATTAGAACATCCCTGAGATGATTCCATATTTTGAGACATAATATCCAAACCATTATTGATTAAATATTGTCTGTAATCGTAGTTATTTTTAATTCCTACACTTTTCTGCAATTCATTGTTAATATCACAAGCAGTCTCATGTTCGGTATGAACACGACCATCACTCATCATAGCAGGAAAATCAGAATAAATATTATTTGAACCCTTATAACATGTGCTCCAACTCATTATTAATATATTATATTATGATATTTTTATTAACAATATTATAATATTTAATTTAATTTATTATATGTATCTTAGTTTATTGTCCCAATATTTCTAGAAGTTCGTGCTTCTTTTTACCTTTTACGTTAAGACCCTTAGCTTCACACAATAGTCGCAATTCCACCTTACCCATATTGCTATAATCAACTTTTTCTTCGTCATCTTCTTCGTCATCTTCTTCGTCATCTTCTTCTTCGTCTAAATCATCGTCTAAATCATCCATATCATCCAACCCATCAGCATCTGGTGAAACAACATGTTCCTCCATATCATGAAGCATGTGACTTGAAGTTAAATCCATAACAGAACTGGTAACTTTGTCATCCATAATTTCTTCTTCTCCTTCATCTTCTCCCCCTTTTCTTTCTCCAATTAAATCATCGTGTGTAACAGTCTCTTCAACTACTACATTATCAGTGCCCTGAACTTCTTCCTCTTCTTCTTCATCGCTACTTTCTTCATCGCTACTTTCGTCGTCTTCATCTTCATCGTCTGACACTACGATTTTTTCATAGTTACACTGTCCCGCACCCATTTGCATTTGTTGACTACCATGAGACATTTGGTCGTGTGTTTGAATAATTTGTATCAATGAGTTTACTTTGTTTTCTAGATTGTTAATCCTTGATTTTACGTATAAATAAATCAATATAGTGGAACATAATGATAATCCAACTGATAAAATAAATCCTTTGCTAAACATATTTTAATATCAATACACATATTTAATCATAAATTTTAACGAATCAAATCGTATTTAATATCTGCTTAGCAGCATTCACAATTATATCAGGGTAGTTTAATTGTTTTAATACGGAAATACCTCCCCGTATTTTGGATATTCCTAAAATCATTTTGTAAAAATAAGTTAAGTTGTCATTATGTTGCGTGGTTTTCATGTGACAATTTTCTATTTTAGTTTCACTTTTCAATAATCTACATATCTTCATGAAATGCGTCGTTAAAATAAAAGACACATTGTCGTATTTATTAATGTATTTTAAATAAGAGGTAGCACTGGAAATCGCTTCATATGGATTGGTTCCAGAATACAATTCATCAAATACGCAAAAATGCCTATCTTTTGGATTGTTTTTTATAGTATCCAATATAGACTTACATCTTCTTACCTCAGATTGAAACAAACTGTCTCTACTACAATTATCTGGTATATTTATGTAACAGTGAAAATATTTGTATGGATTGATTTCACCACTATCAAAATATCCATATCCTATACGTTGACTTAACAATATATTAACAATAACTGATTTTAATATGGTTGTTTTTCCAGCAGCATTAGGACCTGTTATAATTTTGTTTTTCGCAAAATCAATATCATTTTTTATAGGAGCAGTTTTAATACAAGGGTGATAAATGGCGTTAAATTTGCATTTGTTTTCCCGTGTGTATTTTATTTTGTTTATGGTTTTGTCTTTGATTTTGCTTACCAATGATTTCAACACATCAAAATATCCATGAAATCCTAAAGAATAAGTCATTACATCGTCTACTTCTGTTGAGTCGTAAAGTTCATAAAACGTCTTCATTATCCTTCCCGGTTTGGAGCAATACCCATAATTCATACGTTCACTTACAAAATCAAACTTGCGATACAAATCTACGGTTTTTTCCTTGTATTTGTTTAATGTCTGCATAAATCGCCCGTCGCCTTTATAACCATACTCCTTTAATTTACAATATTTAATTTTGTTTGCAAAATAGTCATACGATTGTATGGTGTAATTTAAATATTCTTTGGTTAAGTATAAATTTTGCTGTATTTCAAACTGAGACTTGTAAAATTTGTAACAAGAAATGAAATTTTGATATAAATTGTAAAAATACATAGATACAAACATTATACATTGAAACTTTTGTTGTATGGTTCCACTATTAAAGTTTATTATCATTTTACCCAATGAATTATTACTTAATACGTATTTTAATCCCTCAAAATAATTGGAAAAGTTGATATTTTCATTGCTGCTCACGGTTCTCATCAGTAGAAATGGTAAAATAAGAAGTAATACTGGTGTCAATACCTGTAACAAAGGAGACAACAAATTTAAAATAGTAAGCCATGTTAAAAATATAGTGGAGTAATTTAAATAACTAAACCTTTCAAACTCCAAATACTGATACGTTTCTACAAAATTCTTGTTTGATTTGATTTTTAACCAAAAATCAGTCATATTATTAATGACGTGTTTATCAAACAACATATCTTTGGAATGTTTCAATAGTTTTTGTGTTTCT